ACAAAGTATCTGTGTATTTTATTATCTGTTTTACACCGATATGGCACCACTGTTTCTTCACTCGACCACTTTATGATAGAAGGATTATCATCACACCAGCGAAATACTTGTCTTTCCCATAAGGACCGAAAGACACACCTTGATGGATCACCTTCATATTTAGATGTATTCTTTATACTATATCTTCCTTTATAGGTCATATTATATTTATAAATAGATATATGGATAAATCTGACTTAATATTTCCCTTAGAGATAGGCAATCAACCTGAGAGACCTCTGATAAAATTTACTGCGTATGATCGAAGAGCTGGTAATGCAGACCAACATCATATTTATCTACCTTCACCTGCAGGTATTTCATTCACAGAACAAGCAGATTTTAGTTCAATCGATCTTGGTATGGTCGCAACTACGGCAATTAGTGCTACACAGGGAGGTGTTGGTAATGCAGTTGGTTCTATTAAAGCAGGAGATGTATTAAAAACTGCTACATCCATGACGCCCATTGGAGAAAATTTTGATTTTCAGTCTAAGACTATTAAGAATCCAAATACAAATACATCATTTAAGTCTAATTCTCTCAGAACCTTTTCTTTTGCTTTCAAATTGGTGGCTCGAAATGAAGAAGAATCAGTTGTTATAAGAAAAATTCATTCTAAATTTAGACATTTCACATATGCAGCGAGAAAGGGTGGATCATCTAATTTCGTACTTGATTTTCCACCAGTATGGACTATCAGATTTATGGATCAGGGTAAAGATTCTTTATCAGAAAATACATATATACCCAGAATTTTTTCTTGTTATTTGACTCAGTGTAATTCCACTTTCAATGCTGATGCAAATATATATCATAATGATAAGGCGCCTCTTGTTATTGATATGAATATAACATATCAAGAAACTCGCGCCCTTACGAGAAATGATATTGAAGATATGGAGAATGACCAATTACAAAATAGAGGCATTGATCCAGATACGGGTAACCCAGTAATTCAAGGAGTTCAAACACAAGAAGTACAAGAACAAGAACCTGGCACTTCTTCAATTCCCAAAAGAGCGGCCAGGCGAGGGCGAGGCAATAACGGCTCTCGTCGCTAATAATAAATAGATAAATATAACTCATGAGATTCTTTTCACAGTTTCCGAAGGTTCCATATTCCTTCGATCAATTCACTCCATCGATTAATACACAGGTGATTGACTTGTATCGATATGTCGATGTTAATAGAGATATCACAAATGATCTTGCATCCTATCTTACATATAGTATTAAAGATGGTGAAAGACCAGACCAAGTTTCTCATAAATTATATGGCTCGCCAGACTATCATTGGACATTTTTTATTATCAATGAATTATTGAAAGACGGTGTGGCAAATTGGCCCAAGAGTTATGTTGAATTTGAAAGTTCTTTAAGAAAAACATATGGTCCATATTCGGTATTAGAGTTTTTACCCGAGCAAGTATTTGATCAAGATAATAATTTAGCGCAGTATAATAATTATTTCGGTCGTATCGAATTTGATGGTCGCCTAAAAATGATAAGAAATGAATCTGATGCTAAAAATGTTCATGCGGTGCCTGTATTATATGATTATCAGAAATTACAATTATGGGTAGAAGATGTCGAAAGTTCTTTTCTAACTAACGATGATGCAATATATAATTTAGAATATGAAGGTTCAAAGCAGCAAAAATTAGACTGGGCGAATGAATTTGGGTTACCATGGTGTAAGGAATCTTATCCAGAAATATATAAAAGATTATTTAATGAAACAACTATTGTAGAAGACGATATTGGTCCTTTTTCTAGAGGTATAATTGAATTTCAAGAAATACCTCAGGTCTTTGATGATTCAGAAAGAACAGAAGATATGTTTGATATATATCAGGCTTTCGATGTTTTTGATTCGCCCCAACCCTCTACATTTGGGTGGGAAGATGGATTTGTAGATACAGAATTAACCAATGATGACTATGATGAAGACTTTTTATTTTATCGTGGTGAGATAACAATAGATGATGTCGATCCCACACAAGTTTGGGAAAAAGAAACTATTCTTTCAGAAGAAGGAATCTACCCACTGGTTGCAGTAGATTGGAATGGTAAAACACCTGTAATAAAAGAAACAGATGATCCAAATAAAAGTGAATGGTATCCATACGGTACAGATGCATTAGGTATTTTCTTTATGGAAAAATATTTGCAAATGATAAAATTCAGAACAAAAAGAAGTTATGTCGAAGCCTTTAATGCACCGCAATCTTATGTAAATAGAGATAATACAATAATAACTGCATATGATGCTCTAAGCGCTGATATTGATAATTCAAGTTATACTACATATTATGAATATGAAAATGATGAGAATGAGGCAAAAAGAGATATCGTTGTTCTTAGAGAATCTGCGGTTGAACCTTTCGCTGAAAGATATGAAGAATTATTAAATGAATAATTTACAAAAAAATATATCATTAGGTGGTAATAAACCTATCACACCTGCGGCTTACTCATTTCAAAAAATAGAACTTGAGAATCACAAAGGTGAAGTATATGAGATTCAGAATGTAGTTGCCAAATTCTCTATAACAGAGAGTATCTATTCCAATACACTTATGTGTAAGGTAAACATTAAAGATACAAATAATCTCATTGAAGATTTTCCCATCATAGGTCAAGAGAAAATAAGATTTAGTTTCTTTAAACCCGATGTTAATGGTGATAAAGTAAAAATTATTCTTGAGTTTGCTATTACAGAATATCCGACGTATGGTAAAACGACAGAGAAATATATTCAGGCTTTTACTTTAAATGGAATTTCAAATCATGCATATAATTCTGAATTCAAGAAGATTTCTAGAGCGGTGGAAGGTAGCACATCTGAGATTATTGAGAGTATAATGGTAGGAGATTTAAAAGAAGAAAATTTTGTAGTTGATACGCCATCTGATACAAGATTTCAAGGCATTCTTAATTATAATACACCTTTGCGTTGTGTAGAATGGCTCAGAAAAAAATCATTTACTGAAGGAGGATCACCATTCTATTTTTATCAAACTTTAGATGGAATAATTCATCTAAAATCTTTTTCAGATATTTGTTCCGAGGATATTCATAATGAATATTATGATGCGAGAGAATTTGATTACGATGTACATACCGATGATGATTTTAATCAGAGAAAATTTAGAATACTTGAGATAACATCAGACTTAAAATTAAGTAAATTTTTTCTAGGTATGGCTGGTGCATACGCATCAGAAAATTATTATTTGGATATAGGTAATAAACAATTTACTATGGAAGAATTTGATGGTTCAACCATATCTCCTTTATTAAATAAAAATAATTCTTATTCAACAGAAAAGACAGTGGTCGATGAAACAATCGATAAACAATTTCAAGCGCATTGTGAATTCACATCGATTAATGCTTTTTCTTTTGAAGGTATCGATAAGAATTATAATGAAATGAAAAAAGATTCTGAAGGAAGAACAAAAGCACATTTAGAACTACTTGATTCAACTACACACGATATCAAATTATTTGGTGATCTAGAACTCAACGCTGGTACTGTAATTAAATTAAATATCACACGTGCGATTGATCCGAGAGAAAGAGATAAGACACAAAATTCTCAAGGCGGTGAACATGATAAACATATGTCAGGTAAATATATAATCACATCAGCTGTTCATAATTTTGAAAATGGTGAATATTATACTAATCTGAGAATAAAAAGAGATGGATTTAATATAACGGTATGAACACAGAAAATTTTATATACAATGGTGGAACCTTTTTCTGGTTCACAGGAGTGGTTGAGGATATCAATGATCCGTTAGAGATGGGTAGATGTCGAGTTAGATGCTACGGTTATCATACAAAGAATAAGCAAGAAGAAGAGGGAATCGCAACAGATAAATTACCTTGGGCAACTCCAATGGTACCGATAACATCTGCATCTATGACAGAGAGTGGTCAATCTGCCACAGGACTTTATCAAGGTTCTTGGGTAGTTGGTTTCTTTCGAGACGGTTCTAATGCGCAGGATCCTGTGATCATGGGTTCGATTCCAAGTCAATCAAGTGCGGTTGATTATCAATATGGATTTACTGACCCTGATGAGAGATATCCAGTACCAGAAAAATTAGATATACCCGAAACACCAAGAGCGGCTAAGACAACATCAGAAATTAATTATAAACAGGCTTTCTCATATACAAAGAAAGTAGAGTTGAGAGATGAACATGATAAAGTTCCAACCGCAAATGCTGCGCACGAAAATGATTGGGAATTTCCGCCAATCGATGAGGTTGTTGCACCTGTATATCCTGCCAATCATGTTTTATCTTATGAGAAGAAAGATGATGCAGATGAAGCATCCCACATCATTGAAGTTGATTGCACACCAGGTCAAGAAAGAATCTCAACGATTCATAGAACAGGTACGTATAGAGAAATCACACCAGTTGGCGATGAAACAAGTGTAATTGTCGGAAATGATTTTCAGGTTGTTGTCAAAAATAGAAATGTGAATGTTATAGGAAACTGTAATCTCACCGTTGATGCTAATTGTTCAACATACATTAAAGGTAATTGGAATATTCAGGTTGATGGAAATGTGATCACAAATGTTGGTGGTTATTATGAAGAAAACATAGGCAAGACTTTGAAACAGACTACTGGTGGTACTGTAACCGAATCTTACGGTGGTAATCAGACAACAACTGCACCGAATATCTTCCTTAATTAGAATATCATTCATACATAAAATATATAAATAATACATAATGCTTAATAACTTTTCAGATAATGTCAGTAATTCCAGAGCTGGAAGAAAAAGAATTTATTCAGACATACCATTGAATCTTACCATACACCCAAATACAAAGGATTTGACTGTGGTTAAAGATATTGATGCTGTAAAGATTTCTGTTAAGAATTTGGTGATGACTAATTTTATGGAAAGACCTTTCCAACCTACTCTTGGAAGTGGTGTGACAGGGCTTTTATTTGAGAATAATGATGCCTTCACTAAGGAATCAATAAAGGATGAAATATATAGAGTCCTTAAAGAACATGAAAGCAGAGCAAACGGTGTACAAGTTGAAGTTTTAGATAACTCTGAGAGGAATGAATATTTAATAAATATAAAATTCAATGTTATCTTTTCTCAAATAAGACAAGAAATAGAATTCTACCTAGAAAGAATAAGATAAATGGCAACACAATTTAATGTAACAGAACTGGATTTTGATAAGATCAAAGAAAATTTGATCACACATTTTAAGTCCTTACCCGATTCAAAATATAAAGATTATGACTTTGAAGGGTCAGGTCTCAACACATTGATGGATATACTGGCGTATAATACGCACTACAATGCTATCCATGCTCATACTGCGATCAATGAATCATTTCTTGATTCGGCACAGTTGAGACAGAACGTTGTCTCAAGAGCAAAACTGCTTTCTTATATTCCAAAAAGTATTCTATCTCCTTATTGTACATTGGATATTGTCATTCCTGGTTCCATTAATGATAATGCAGCTACCTATACACTTCCTTCACTATCAAAGGTTACATCAAAGATCGATGGTATAACATACTCCTTTATAACCTTGGATGATCACGAAGCAACTTTAGATGGTAATAATGAATATGTATTTACTGCGGTTAAATTCTTCGAAGGTATTCTAAAATCACAAAGATTTATTGTTAGAGATTTTCTGAACAGTAATCAACAGTATATTCTCAAGGATGATACTGCTGATATTTCTACACTAAAGGTTAAATTATTTGATAATGATAATACAAATAATTTTACGGTCTATTCAAGGTTTACAACATTTAGTTCAATCGAATCGGATAGTGCAATCTATTTCATAAGCGAGACTTCAGATGGAAATCATCAGATTGAATTTGGTAACAATATCTATGGAAAAGAACCACTTGGACAGAATATAATTGAACTTGAGTATATCAGCACATCAGGTGAGGCTGCGAATAACGCAACCACATTTACTTGGGCAACAAGTGGTATCACACCTAAATCAATTACTCTGAATACAAAATCAACTGGTGGAGCTCAGCGAGAATCCATTGATTCTGTTCGTTTCAATGCACCACTTACTTTCATATCACAAGAGAGAGGTGTA